TAAAAATAAATTAACTAATCAAAAGGGTGGTGCAAAAAACACCACCTTTTTTTAAAACTTATAACTATGCCGTGTGCGTTAACAAGTGGTTACACAATTGATTGTAGAGAATCAATAGGTGGAATCCAAGCAGTTTGGCTGATAGAAAATTCAGCTCTTTATGATGCTTCAGGTAATTCTCGTGTTTCTGAATCTTCAGGAACAGTTACAGGAATGACTAAAGCAAGTGGTAAAAGATTTTACAAGTTTGAAGTTCCAAGAGCAACTGCTTCTGCTTCTTCTAACTTAACAGGTTCACAAGAGAATGGAACTATCTTCTTTACTCACCAAGTTATGTTCCCTATCAATTCAAGAAACGCTTCTATTAGAAACATCATTACAACTTTAGCGAAAAACAGGTTAACCTTTGTAACTTTGGATATGGATGGCGTTTATAGAATGTATGGTAAATCATTCGGTTTGTTCCTTGATACAACTGAAAGTGGAAGTGGAACTGCTCCTGGTGATAGACAAGGTTCAATGCTTACCTTCACATCACAGGAAACTGAAGATTTCTTGGTAGTAAGTGCAAGTGTTGCTGCGAATTTAGAAGTAGCAGGTTAATAAATAATAATAAAAAATAGGAAAGCCGACCGATAAAAAAGTCGGCTTTTTTTAGATTATGATTGTACTAACAAAAGGAGAAACAAAAAACATTTATTTTACAGGTTCGGAAAGTGCTATACTTACCGACCCTTATTTTTTGTTTATATTTACAAATAGAATCACGCAGGAAGTGGTAAAGTTTGTTGCTACAAATGAAAGTACAACTTTAAGATATGATGTTTTTGAACTTGATGTTGACCAATATTTTGAAGATGCTGAAACAGGCTTTTGGACTTATCAAGTTTATGAACAAGCAAGTTCAAGTAATTTGAATCCTGCAGGACTTAATCAGGTTGAAGATGGTTATATGTATTTAAATAGTGCAATAACATTTGAACCTACAACTTATGATGAACAAGATAATTCATTTATAACTTACAATGGATAATTACAAGCATATTGTTTTGGCTTTTGACCAAGCACAACAACCGAAATTTACTGAAAAGAAAAGTAAGGGTTATGTAGAATTTGGAAAAGATAATGACTATCCAAAGTATTTAATTGACCTTTATTCTGAATCACCTAAACACGGAGCAATTGTAAAGGGTAAATCTAACTACATTTACGGAAAAGGTTTTGAAGAACCTGGAGTTGCTAATAGTTTAGAATCTTGGAATGACATTCTTAAGAAGTGTATCAAGGATGACGAATTATTTAGAGGTTATTATCTTCAAGTTATTTGGAATAGAGCAAAGCAAGTAAGCGAAGTATACCATATAGATTTTGCAAAGGTTAGGGTTAGCAAAGACCTTCAGACATTCTACGTTAAGAATGATTGGTTGGATATGAGAGAAAAGCCAAGAGAATACGAGGCTTTCAATGTAAACAATCCTTACGGAAGTCAAATTTTTTACTACAAAGAATATAACCCTGTTTCTGAAATCTATCCTTTGCCTTCGTATTATCAAGGGTTAAATTACATTGAATCGGATATAAAGGTTTCAAGGCATATTCTTGGAAACGCTAATCAAGGTTGGGTTGGAACTAAACTTGTGAATCTTAACAATGGCGACCCTATCGGAGAGGAAAATAAAGGTGAAGTTGAAAGGGATTTGTTAAAGAAATTTACAGGTTCAGAAGGTAAGCGAGTTGTTATAATGTTCAATAAGTCAAGAGATAACGCAGCAGATATTCTTGATTTAGGAACAACGATGTTGACAAAAGAAGATTTTACAAATGTCAATTCACTTATTCAGCAAGAAATTTATGCTTGTCATCAAATTATAAGTCCTACTTTATTTGGTATAAGCACACCTGGTTCTTTAGGTCAACGAAACGAAATCAGGGATAGTTACGAGATATTCAACAACGTTTACGTAAACGAAAGACAACAACAATTAGAAGTTGTTTTTACAAAATTTAGAAATCTTAAAGGCGAACAAGGTGAGTTTGTTATACAACCTGTAGAGCCTTTGAAGTTTGAATTTACTGAAGCTATAGTTTCACAAAATCTTACCCAAGATGAAATCCGTGAATTGATGGGTAGAGAGCCTATTGACAATGCTATTAAAACACAGGCACAAATTATTTCAGATAACATCAATGCTTTAAGTCCATTGGTTGCGAATAAGGTTCTTGAATCAATGACACCTGATGAAATAAGAAGCCTTGCAGGTTTAGTTCCTGTTCAGCAAAGTAATGGTACTGCAACTGCACAAGAACAACCTACACAAATGAATGATTCAATTAAGAATCTAACAGGTAGGCAGTATCAGAATGTTATGCGAATAGTTAGGCAGTTTGGAAACGGCAAACTAACTAAAGGACAGGCTACTTTGATGTTGAAGAACGGATTCGGTTTTACCGATGCAGATGTTAATACTTTTCTTGGTGTAGATGACGACCCTTTAACCGATGACGAAATAACTAAATTCTCAATGGATGCAGACGAACTTCTGCTTCAAGAATTTGCTTCTTGTGGTTCAGATAGGAGTTTGTATTCAATAACTGAAACAAGGTCTTTTAACGGCTTTGAAATGGCTTTAAATCAACTTCAGGCAGATGTTCTTTCATTGATTACAAAACAACCATTGATTGCACCTGAAGTGATAGCAGAAACTTTAAAGAAGCCTTTAAAGGATATTGAAGCAACTATCGGTGAATTGGTAGGTAATAAAATTATTACCGAAAAAAAAACATTAATAGGTGAAGATGAAGTAATAAGAAGATATGTTAATAAGCCTGTTTCTGAACTTCCTGGTAAGAGTTCAAAGGTTAATGATATTCTAATTATGTATTCTTATGAATGGCGTTCAATAGTTCCAATTGATGAAAGGGACACAAGCGACCACCCATCAAGATTATTTTGTAAAAGAATGATGCAGTTAAGCGAAACTAAATTTTGGTCAAGACAAGACATTCAAAATATAAGTGCAAGAGTAGGTTATTCAGTTTGGGATAGATTAGGTGGATGGTGGAATGATAAAAGAAATCCTACTCCATATCAATGTAGGCACGAATGGAAAGTTAATGTTGTAACAAGAAAACAAAAGTAATTTAATGCAATGAGCAAAAATATATTATTTCTAACTGAACAAACATTTAAGGAAAGAACAGGAGCATCTAATGCTATTGATGGAAAGCAATTATTCCCTATGATTAAGGTAGCAGGTGATATGTTTATACAACCTGTTTTAGGTTCTACGCTTTACAAAAGATTGCAAGAAGGAGTTGAGAATGATGATTTAAGCGTTAACGAAAAGACCTTAATAGATGACTATATTACTGATGCTTTGATTTGGTTCACTATGTCAATGCTTCCTATGACTATGGGTTATCAGTTATTCAGTAAGGGATTTCTACAAAAGACAAGCGAAGAAAGTACACCACCAAGTAGAGCAGACCTGGAACTAATTGAGCAGAAGTATAAATCAATGGCTGAATTTTACAATAGCAGATTGATAAGTTTCTTACAGGAAAACTACACGCTTTATTCAGAGTACTTGAATGTTTCAATGGGTTTAGATACTATTTTCCCTACAACAAAGGCTTACACTTGTCCGATTTATTTAGGTGGCTTTGAACCTTGCGGAAATAAGTATATGAATAGTTCAAGTGGTTACGCTACTCCACAGGTTGTTTATCATACTGCAACTGCAGGACAAACACAATTTGAAGTTATGGCTTTGAGTGGTAATAGGGTAATATTTGCAAGTAGGTCAGGATTAGCAAAAACAATTACAACTTTCCCTACTGCAGATACAGGATATTTACAAATAGTTGGTGGTATGGTTATTTTACCTACAGGTGATTCAGCAATGGCAGGAGAATTATTTACATTCTTATATACTTAATTTATGAGTAAAGGCTACAAAAAAGAATACATAGACAAAGTAAAACAAAAGTTCAATGACCTACAAACAATTAGCAACGGAAATAACAAGCCTGTTGGAAAGCCACGCAATGATTCACACAACAAAGTTTGCGACACCAATAGAGTGGTTAAATTGGGATGACCAACCTGTATTTCCTTTAGCTTCTTTTTCTATCAATTCAGGTTCTTTTAATCTTGGGAAGCAACGTCAATATGACATTCAATTTTGGTTTATTGATAAGTCAGGAGTAGAAGGTGAATTTGAAACTGAAGTTGTAAATGATATGCACCAAGTAGCAGGGGATATAATAAGCAAATTGAGAAACGGAGCAAATGATTTTGTGATTGATGACAATATACGTTTTGATGTTATTAGCGAAAAGTTTGAAGATTATTTAAGTGGAGTACAATTAACTTTAAGTTTAACAAGCACTTCAGCATTTGATGGGTGCGATATGCCAACGATATGAGAAAATTGATTATAGTTTTATTAGTTGTTTTTTGTCAAGTTAGTTTTGGGCAGGTTTACCAAATTATGCCACAATATGGATATTCAGCACCAAGAATGAACTTTGATTCTACGTTAACCATTCCAACATTCAACGGAGTTCCTACGCTTAAAAGCAACATAACAAGAAAGGGTGCTTTGGCTATTGATTCTACAAACGGAAGATTTTATTTCTATAATCCTAAAACTTTAGTTTGGGATACTATTAGAGGTGGTGGTGGTACTTCAGGAGATACTGCTTCAGTAGTAAAGGCTTTAGTTCATAATTCAGAAGCTACAACAATAACAAAAGGTTCGGTTGTTTATTTATTCGGTGCTGCAGGAAACGTAGCGAGTGTTAAACGTGCTTATAATACTTCAGATACTTTCAGTTCTAAAACATTTGCAGTAGTAAGAGATGACATTGGAGCAGGGCAAAGAGGAATTGTAATAACACAAGGTGTAGTTGATA